AGGGCTGCAAAAAAGGCTTTACGTAATACCGGAACCCGGCCCACGGTCTTCTCAGAAAGAGTTCGTAAGCTTGCTTACAAAAGCCATCCCACTTAGGCTTTTATTTACAAATACATCTTTTTTTTTATTTATGCTCTCAGGTTCAGAGTAGAAGGTATTCTGCTATAATCTGAATAAGTTATTCACTCTATAGTATTGCTATCCTTGTACATTTTGGACGGTGCTATTCTTTTGGGAGCTATACCGTACGGTCTCCCGTATACACACTCCTCTAATGCCGGTCAGGGTGTTAAAGATCGTTAGTTTACCGCTAAAGGGGGGTATATACTCTTTAAATGCACGGTTCTTAACGGTACAGCTATATTTTGACCGGTATGTCCGGGCATAAGTGGTGGGATGCTATATTTTGAAAGGATGAATCGGGATGGGCCGCCGAAAATCACTGGTACCGCCAGATGAGCAAAAACTGACACGGCGCGAGGAATTATTTGTAAAAATTATAGTTTCGGAAGACGGATTGGTGACTCAAAGAGAAGCCGCTGTTCGGGCCGGAGTCCCAGCTTGCTCGGCGCACAGTAGGTCAACAGAAATGATGAAAAGGCCAAGGGTGGCTCGTGCCATCGCCCAATATCGAGCGGAACTCGACGCCCAATATGCCGTTACTTACAAGCGATCAGAGCGCGACCTCAAAGTCATGGGCCGTGCTGCTTTAGAGGCCGGTAACTACGGCGCGGCCATTCAATCCGAGATAGCGCGTGGGAAATTAGCGGGTCTTTACACCAATAAATCAGAACTGCGTGTAGGAAGCATCGATGCGCTAAGTCGTGAGGAGTGCGAACGTGAACTCAACGCCATTCGACGAAGCTTTGGCAAAATTATCGACGTTACCCCAGAAAAAGAGGAGGCCGCGTCTACGACACATCGAGGCGGGACTTTGGAAGTTATTGACGCTGGGACTCAAAACGACGAATCGGACTCTGGAACTAACAAGGTTGGAGAGTAGGTATCCACCCGGCATTCCGGACGTGCTCTGTTGTTCTGAGTCCGGGGCTTTTAGCTTCATGGAACTCAAGGTAGTACATGGGAAATCAAAAAAAGTTACCCTCTCACCTCATCAGGTTGCGTGGCAAGTCAGGCACAGCCACTCAAATAGTTTCATCGTTATTCGCAGCTCCGATTTGGCTCTGCGTGTTTATATGGGTGCCGATAGCGCTGATTTGTGTATGGGCGGCCTTGATGCCGTGGCGGCTGTGGAAGTTTTTGAGGAAAAAGGCGGCTACGATTGGCAAAAATTCTGGCAGTTGACAGCTCCGTGTGCCGCGTCGTAGGGTTAATCCTGTTTAATCTCACACGAAAAATTTTACAGGAGCCGCGAAGATGGTAGAAACTGTGACAATTCCCGGTGGGGTACTAAGTACTCTGTCGTTTATGTCTGAAATCCTTGGTGATTATGACACTTTTACCGAGGGTATGGTTACATGGTTCGGCGAGGACCCAGACGATGGCCGGTTCGCGTCGTTATGCTGGAATGAGGATGCTCGTTATGTGGAGATAGCGGACGGTGTCGAGCCAGCGGCTCATGTTAAGACAGGCCGCAATGCGGTATATACAATTTTTGGTTATTGCCGATACCAAGGCATCTACCACAGACTGTTAGGTGCTACCCTTCCGATCTTCAAGGAATGGAATGATGAGGCCGCGTGACGCTGCGTTTTTTGGTTTTATGGTGGGTGCTTGGGGCGTCGCTATTGGCACCTATTTTATTCTTCAATTAACCACGTTTTAGGGAGTTAACGATGAGAAAACTGACTAAAGTCGAAGAGGCTAATGCAGCCACCTTGAAAGGGGCGGCTTTGTTTCATGTTACACCAACCTTTTTTGTGCAGAGTAATCCAGACTGTAATGCCGCCATGCGAGATTTGTTGAAGCGTTCTGGAATCATCGATTACGGCCAGTTGGAGAAGGGCGGCGTAGAGAATAAGGTCTTTATTAATGGGCAATACGCGGACGGCACTGAAGTAAAAATGTCGTGTTACCGCACTAAATCGCGGGGAGACAAGAGAATAAATTTTCCTAATCTCAAGAGCTACGCGGATGCTGGGGATATTATGGCGCTTGTGGTCCGGCGAGGTAAGCTGGTCCTCCAGAACATCACCAAGGGAGTGGTGGTCGCTGTTCTTCTTGTTTCATCCGTGGGCCATGCGCCCGGTATTCTTTCTTAGGGAGCTGAAATGGAAAAGACATACAAAGTAACCCTCACCGGGTTCGGTGACACCTGTGAATTTGCGGAGGGTCTTGGTTGGAAAGACCCGGATCTTGATAAGGATGGGGAATGGACCCCTGATATGGCCGACGCCACGGAAGAATCCGCGTTGGATTTTATCCATGCCAAGGGTTATGTCATTAATCAAGTGGGATTAGAGAAGGGGGTTGTGTAGTGGATTATTTTTTAGACTGGTTGACTCGTTTGTTTGAACGGGTAGGCAACTGGACCGAGGAAAAGGAAAAGAAGAGGCGCGAGGAAGAGGGCCATGGGAACAGTTAATTATGACATATGTGTGGACACCTTTGTCACAGTCGAGGCGGATGAGGGTTTGGAAGGAGAGGATCTGGAACCCGTTTTCCAACAGGCGTGGGGAAAGTTTCTTAGCCGGATTCGGAGCGGAGAGATTAGTGAGAACTCATTAAATTGTTTCCAGACTTGCAACTATCTTACTGGCGAGATCCGAGAAACATAGGAATAGGGTTGGCTCCCCTCACTGGCCCCGTTTCGGCGGGGTCTTTTTTTGAGATGGAATCCTTGAAACGTCATGGGATAAACCCTACATACTGTTGTCGCATGAAATAAAGTTTACGGGGCGCGGAAGAGGTTGCACCCCACGATCCATGTCGGACTAGCGACCGACTAGTCGGGATTGGCCGGGACCCGATGATGAAGTGGAGACGCTCTCCACAAAACTAAGGCTGGTGTCTCGCCGCCTCTATCGTTTGATATGCAGGGACGGCTACGGGTGGCCGTGAGTCGAGCATAGCCCACACGAAGCGAAGTCCAACTGCCCGTTGGATCATGGCTAGAGAAGTCTAGTATGGGCCGTAGATGGAAACGCGAGTATACTCAGTGGGGTCCATCGAAAGCGGGTTGGGGGTGGCTTCGTGGGATAATGGGATGACTCGACGCCCCCTATTTAGAGGCCCCGCTCCGGCGGGGTCTTTTTTTGAGATGGAATCCTTGAAACTGTCTAGGACAAGCCCTATATATGGTTGTTGCATGAAAGGAGCGCCAAAAATGCAAGAAAAAGAGTTTGAGATAAGCTTGGAACAGGTGATGGATACTATGCCATCATTAAGTGCGGAGGAGCTGGTCACGTGGTTCTTGGAAAATCCAACCACGGATAAGACGATCTTACGCGCTCAGTATAATAGGCTGGGCGACGGGGAAAGTGCTCGCTTGAAGGGCGTAATGGGTTCCGTTGATTGGGGAAACAACCCCCCAGTGCTACGAGAAAAAGCGTGAAAAAGCCACTCCGCGACTTGAACGGCGAGTATGTCACGGCGGCGAATGGCAAGCCGCAACGCTTCAGCAAACGGGGCGCGTTGGCCTATGGGCGCGGCGATTATCGCATCGATGCGCCCCGCGTTCTAATTGAGGACGCCGGGACTCACTGGCTATTACAGCGCGAACCCTCAAAAAACTAGCTTTTGACTCTTGGTTTGGTTTATGGGACTAATTGCACATATAAACGAATCTAGGGAGTCAAAATAATGATTAAAACCGTAGCCGAATTGCAACGCGCACTAGAGCGCGGCGATTTTCGCGGCGTGGTGCTGTATGACGGGCCGTCGAAAATTGACGGTGCGCCAATCATCGCTATAGCTTGCCGTATAACGGAAGCCAGTAATAACGGCAAAACCGGCGCAATGGTGCAAACCTTTATAATGCGCCGAGATATCGCCCCACACATTGCATTAAAAACCGGCGACGATTCCAGCGTTTGCGGTGACTGTGAATTGCGCCCCATTAAGAAGGGAAAGACTCGTTGTTATGTTCGCGTTTATCAGGCCCCGCTCAGCGTTTGGAGCGCCTACCATCGCGGACGCTATGCCGTACCGGGAGTCGATTTTGATGCGGCGTTATTGCCGCAACTATTCGCCGGTTTATCCTTTCGTATAGGATCATACGGCGACCCCGCCGCGATACCGGCCAAGATTTGGAAAACGGCAACCCGGCGCGTAAAGAATCGCACGGGCTACACGCATCAATGGCGGCGGCGCATTGGAGTCGGACTTAAAGGCTTATGCATGGCGAGCGCGGACAACGAGTCCGACGTTGAAACGGCGACCGCTAAAGGGTGGCGCACATTCCGCGTCCGGAAACATGACGCGCCGGTATTGGCGGCGGAGTCTGTATGCCCTGCTAGTAGTGAGGGCGGACGGCGCACCCAATGTGACTCGTGTGGCTTATGTAAGGGTGCGACGATTGCGGCGCGAAATATTGTTATAGCTGATCATGGTTTAATGGACTCCCGCCGTCGCGTGGTTCCGGACGCCTTAATGTAAGGGCTTTGCTTTATGGGTCTTTTCCTATACAAAGGGTTCAGGGCGATTTTGCCTTGATCTAAATAGGAGTCGATAACATGAGTCATGAAATTTTAGAAACCGCAGACGGCACGTTTGCAATGGCATATAGAGCGGGTGATCCGGAACCGTGGCATGCCCCCCTAACTAATCCTCAAACGTTCGAGGCGGGCGCGTCTCCCCAAGAGATTATGAGCGCGGCGCGTTTGGATTATGCGGTGCAACTAGTTACGAATTGCTTTCCGGATGGTTCGCCAATTCCGGATTCGTTCCATATATCCCGTGTGGACTCGCCGGATGTTGTGTTCGGTCGGTTCGTGGCGGGTGACTGGAATCCGGTTCAGAACGAGTCTTTGTTTGAGCTGGCCGCGCATATTGAAAAGGAACACGGATTCCAGCCTATCACGGCGGGGGCCTTGTTCGGCGGTTCAAAAGTGTTTGTGCAATTGGAGACAGGCCGCGAGTTTAGTTTGCCCGGTAATGATCGACTCGTGAGTCGTTTACTTTCCACGGTTTCTCATGTTGGAAACGAGTCCAATAAGTTTATTGGGTGCAATACGCGGGCTGTCTGTAATAACACCGTCCGCGCTGCGACGGGTGAGGGTGCCGGTATCATATGCCATGACCACAGAGTCGAATTTGATAAGGAAGCAATAACGCAAGCCATCGGACTCAACGCGGAGTCGTTCGGAGAATTTGCGGACATGGCACAACGCATGGCACAACACGCTTTAACCGATGTGGCGGCGCTGGACTACTTCCGCGCCGTATACGGTGGACGCGAAAAAATAGAGGATAACGGGAGAGTCCGGCACCCCGTAGCCGTCCGGAAAGCAATGGCCGCGCATAAAGGGCAAGAGTTTGTGCCGGTCGGAAAGGATAACGCGGCGGACGTTGCTTTATATGTTGCGGACCGCCTCGAACAGATAGGGCGCGGTGTAACGGCTGGACTCCCGGCGGACGTTGTAGCGACTCCCAGCGCGGCTATTAATCCCGGCCACGATATGGAGTCGACACGGGGTACGTTGTGGGGTGCGTTCAATACGGTTACATGGGGCGCGGACCATAACCCCACTAAGAATCGCGGGGTCGACTTTAACCTATCCTCGAATCTTTTGGGTGAGGGCAACGGTGGCAAGATTAAAGCAAAGGCAATGCGGGTTGCGGGTGAGCTATTAAACGCCGCATAACCTATCCCACATATTGCGAACACTGGCCCCGCTCCGGCGGGGCCTTTTCTTTGTCCGGTGCGGGGGCCTTGCCACATGTGGGATTTCTCCGTTATAGTTTGAGTCGTTTTGTTTTATTCAACTTAATAACGGAGTCAAAAGATGGATATCAAAGAATTAGTCGACGCAGTCCGGGCGCACGCTTACAAGAACTATGACAAGGACGGTTGGGATTTTGTGGTTGAATGCTGGAGCGATAAAGAAATAGAGGAAAAGATTCTAGGAACTAGTTTTTATGACGATGAGGAACGCACAATTTCTCCGCCTATTACAACAGCAGCCCGCGCCATAAAAGAAGTGAAGTCTGTTGTTTCGATTCAGGCGGAGAACCGCGCTGAAATTATTGCAACGGAGTTTTAGGGGAGTCGAATCAATGACATATGTAGATATGACGCCGTCATGGGAAACCGCCGTGACTATTTATATGGCGGTGTTAGAAAATCCGAACGCGTCCAAAAAAGGGCGGCAAGCGGCCCGCGACGATATTCTGAAATTGGCCCGCACCGTTGACAATAACCGGATAGTGAGTCCGGACGATTTCAAAAGGATTCTGGACGCCGGGGCAACGGGCGACCACGCCTAGCCTCTCCGCCCCGTTTCGTTAGCTTGGCCCCGCCTGAGTGCGGGGCCTTTGCTTTGCGCCGTGATAACCCGTTAATCCTTGGCCGCCCCCTCACTAGGGGGCCAGTGTCCGGTGGCCGGGGTGCGTTGGCCGGTTCCGAACCCGCCCCGGTTCCCGAACCCGAACCCGTCGCCCCCGGTTCACGGTTCACGGTTCACGGTTCCGAACCCGGCGAGCATTGAGCATTCCACCCGGCGACCGGCGACCGGCGACCGGCGACCGGGCCGGGGTGCGTGGCGCATTGGCGCGGGTGCGGGGGCCGTTAGGGT